CCATTCTCATATCTGTACTACCATAATCAAAAGATTGGGATGCAAATCTTAAATATTGTCCCCCAGTAGCACTTCCACTATACCAAGTTCCACCTGTGTCATTACTTCCACTTATCCATTGAGTACCGTCATTCTGACCAACTCTATATCTCCAACTAACACCTTCGGTTGTTTCTGGGTCATCATGAAAAGTACCTTCACCCGCTGTCCATGATTGTGAAACAATATGTGCGTATAAAAGTTGTGAAGTTGATGTTAGTCCAGTAGAACCAGCATCATAAAGATTTAAATAATATTTTGCAGTAGAGGGAATTAATCCATCCACTACTGACCGAGAAATTTCTGTTAAATCAAATTTAATTAATGCTCGAGATACATTGATAACCGAAGCGTTATCATTCATATCTTTACGAACTTCTAATATTTCATCTAATCCTGTATTCCTACTTTGTGTAGTTTCACCTTCATAAAGTGTCGCATCTGCATCTGCGTATATAAAATAATGCATCTAATTATCTCCTAATATACATCACCAACTATTTTACCCTCAATATCTACATTTGGAAATCTAAGTTCAAATATTGATGGGTCTTTAGCTGGATATATTACTCCATTTTTAACTACCGTAGGATCAGTAAAATCATATAATACTTCATTGTATCCTTTGGCAGTATTCCATTTGTTTTCTATAACAACTGGTAGATTAAATGGGTTGTCGGTCTTTGGTGGTACAACTCCTGCAACACCTTCCACATCACTAATGACATTTGCTACATCAGTTGTTACTATTGGTTGATTAATTTGCCATTTCTCAATTCTAAAATGGTCTTGAATTGCCTTTGTTGCCCGTAATAATACTTCAGATTTATTAAAATTTCTACCCACTAATATAGAATATTTTACTCCTATGTTAATAATATAAGCATCTTTAATATTAATAGCGTCTGTCAAAACTCTTGTTTCTCCAAGATATCTCGATAAATTTTGTTTAACTAAATCATTACATAGAGTTAATTTATTTGTGGCCGTGTATCCAAGAACATACATATTTAATGCTAATGGATTAGCTTCTGTGTTGTTACCAATATCTAATAAATCATTCTGTACCACATATGCTTTAGCAATAGAACCATATTTTGGTGGAAGTGTATATGCCCTAACCACATAATCCTCTTTTGTTACTGACCTACTTTGTGCCTGAAAAAATGCTAATGCATTATTTCTAATTTCTTCAATAGATTCTTCACTCTGTCCTCCCGTAGCAACATTCTCATTAGTTACAGTTAATGATTCTTTAGCAGTAGCAACTTCTGAAGTAGTTAATGTAGAATCTACATCCGCATAAACCAAATTAGTCCATGCATTTAAATCTCTTACTTTAGCATTATGTCCTACACCACCACCATGTGCATATTTGACAGTCAATACCATATTAGAAGGTGCTTCACCATATGCTCTCGTGTTGGTAAAATTCAATGGGTCAAAAGTAATTCCTAATTTAGTTGGTGAACCTGATATATTACCACCTACTGAAGTTGGGTTTGGTACTATTTCTTCATCAGGTGCAACCAATACTCCAGCACCAAATCTTAATTCTGTTTTTTTATCTGGTCTACGAAATGTTACATATCTTTTAGAAGTTTTTAATAATTTTAAAACATATGGAACTGTACCTTCAAACTGTACTAAATTCCTATCGTTATCTATGTTATTCTCAAAATCTGTCAATACTGTATCTTGAGCTAAAAAAGGAACTTCATTCCAAGTATTTCCATCACTATCTGTTACGGAAATTATTTCTGTAATATTACTTTTATTTAATAAAATACTATCGTACTTTGTAGCTGCCCCAAATGGAAATGTTTCTGAAGTAACCTCTCCACTAATTGCTTTAACTTTTTTGGTCAATTTATATCTTGTAGGAGCTCCAGTACTATTTGTTGCGGATACTTCAAAAGTTCTTGGACTTGAAGAACTATTTACTTTAAAATTACAATCTTCCAACAATCTAAAATCTACTCCCGTAGAGTCACTTGTAACACGTGAATTATATCTAATATTAAGTGCATAATCCCAATCTGGTTCTAAATTATCATCTGTACTGGCTGGTAGTGTATGTGTTAAAGTTAATTCTACAATTGAAGGTGTAATAAATCTTGGTTTGTATCCTAAAGATTGTGCTATATTATAAACTGTATTCTTTTCTTGTGCAAACGGTAATAAACTCTCTTTAAAAGTATCATCAATATAATAATTTAATACATCTCCTACATATGCTGCCATTTCTACCATCATCATTGCAGGTGAAGTTTCATTAAAATCATTATAAACGGTAGGATAGTATGTTTTTGCAAATTCTAGTAAATTATTTCTTAAACTTCCAAAATCCTTTCCTAAATATTTTACCTGTTTATCTAATTCGGCCATTTTTTAATCTCCTGTCTCAAATTTTAAAGAAACTTCTTCTCCACTTGTTAAATCATTTTTTAAACTAAAATGTATATCAACATTTAATCTATTATCTATTTGTTCAGTAACCGTTTTGTCTATCGAAAGATAAGGTAGCCAAGTATCAACTGATTCTTTAATCATTTCTTCAACTCTATCACCTATATCAGTGCCCATATTTTCAAATAATAAATTATGTATTTCACATCCAAATTCAGGGTGTCCTAATCTCTCACCTTTCACAGTTAATAAAAGATTTCTTAAATTATATCTTGCCTGTTCTAAGGTAGTTTTAGTTTTTCTAAAAACACCATCATTGGCAAATCCCAATGGAAATGCTAAACCTATAAAGGTATCTGGATCTTGGTCTTTTTCTCTTGAACTTGACATTTTTATTTATCTTTTTTATTAATTGCTTTCATTAAAGAACTATAATCTCGTGTTAATGCGTCTTGAGTTGCTTGAGGTACATCTTCTACTTTAACACCTGGTACACTTTTAATGGTTTGAACAGCACCTATTTCTCTCTTTTGTTCTCCATTTCCTGCACCACGAACATCACCATATCCTAATAACTCGGCGGTTCTTGATGAATCAAAAGTTTCTCCACTTAGAGTAGGATATTCTTCAAAACCTTCTTTTGGTTTTTGTTTAAATCCCGTAGTTTCATTTAAAATTTTATTAAGAGTTATATCTTTAGAATAAACTGTAGGTTCTTCCACAACTTTGGGTTTGGAAACTACCTTTGGTGTAGTTTTAGTTTTAATAGATTTACCTTCTTTAATAAATATTTTATTTATTTCTTTTTGTACTTCTTCTCGTACAGTTTTAGCTATATATTTTTTAAGTCCTTCTAACTTCATTTTTTATCTCCTAATTTGTAACTTACTTTTTACCTATATTATTTAATGCTTCTCTTGCATTTTTTAATCCATCTAATGCCTGTTTGATTGCACTTTTACCTTGTTCTTTAATTACTTCTGAAAGATCATCAGATACTTCTTTAGATTTTTCTCTTAGTAAAAGTGCCGCTGCAGATGGCCCTCCTGTTGGATTAGCTACTGCTATACCCTCTTGTACTTTTATTGTGGTATCCGCCACATCAATAGTAACTTCATAAGACTCTAAAGTTGTATTCATATCGTCCAAATCTTTAGTTTTATTATTTAATTTTTTTCTTAATTTTTCAACATCTTCCCTCGTAAGAGTACCTTCATATTCTCCTATACTAATTTCTGCCTCTAACGCATATATACTATCTATCTTTTTTTGTAAAAATTTTTCTAATGCTTTACCCACTGGTGTTTTTGCCATAATTAACCTCTAATAGCTGCTACAGCTGTGGGCATTCTATATGCCACGCCCTTTTGATCACCAAATGCTACTTTAGCAGCAACCCAAATACTACCTTTTTTTACCGAACCCTCATAATCTTTGATTATCATTTTTATATTTTCTGTAGAAACTGCAAATTCACTTTCTTGGCCAATTCTAAACCTATATCTCTCAGAAACTTCACCACTACCCTCACCATCAATTGATTTACCTTCTACTCTTGATTTTCTACCAGTTTTAATTATATCATTTTCATACAATTTTTGTTTTGGCATACCCCGTAGTTCTTTTTCTCCTCTAATTACTGTTACACGTCCTAAAGGTAAAGATATAATCGCCAATGGGTTCTCTGGTAGTTTTATTGGATTTTCTTCAACCATTTGTCTTTCCCATCTTATATGTCGTCTACCTTTATCATCTGTGGTTACTATTTTTACTAACTGTTCTTTTTTCGGCATGTTTTAATATCCTGATGTGGTTATATAATCTTCCATTTCATCTCCCACTTTCTGTTTTGGTGATTGTCCTTTTGGATTTG